GGACAAGAAAAATAATTATTTTTTAGATAATTCCAAATTCATTTTTGAATATTTTGAAAACAAAAAAAATATTACTAATATTGAACATAACACAAACTCTACAACAACTAACACAAACACTAGTAAACCTTCCACTTCTAAAAATCAGATGCTATTTAATTTTTTCAAAATTCAAAATGATAATCAAGATTCTAATGCTAATATTACTGAAAATAGAAACAAAAATATTGTTCAAAAATACTTAAGTAATATTGACGAGACTTTTATTGATATGAACTCTTTTGTTAGATCTACTGATGTATGTCAGCATTGTTTTAAAGGCGAATTAATTCCTCTAGATGATGAAGGTGTGCTTATTTGCAATGCATGTGCTGTAAATATTCCCTATCTTATTGAAAATGAAAAACCTTCATATAAAGAGCCGCCCAAAGAGGTCTGCTTTTATGCTTACAAGAAAATCAACCATTTCAAAGAAATACTTGCACAATTTCAAGGCAAAGAGACAACCCAGATTCCCGATGATGTTATCGATCAAATACATTTGCAGATCAAAAAAGAGCGAATTTGTTTGGAGCAACTAACACATTACAAGACCAAAGAGATTTTAAAGAAGCTGGGATTTAATAAATATTATGAACACATCGCATTTATTAAAAATAAATTAGGCATTAAACCGCCTGTATTTAGCCCGGAATTGGAAGAAACATTGTGCAACCTTTTTATGGAAACACAGTCACCTTATGCGAAAACTTGTCCTGATTATCGCGTCAATTTTTTGAACTATTATTATGTCCTTTTTAAGTTCTGCGAGCTTCTTGGGGAAGATCAGTATTTAGATTCTATTCCTTTGCTAAAAGATCGCGAAAAATTGATCGAACAAGACGAAACATGGAAAAAAATGTGCGTCGAATTGGATTGGGAATTTATCGCAACCGTTTAGAGTCCACCAGGGAATCCAACTAAATTGGCTCCAATTCCGAATCCAGCCCCAGTTCTAGAACTAACACCCATGCTAGGAATGTATGTGTCTAAAATAGCAAAAGTAGCCGCAGCAGTTAAAGCAAGGCATGCAATTTCTTCCATATTCATAGATTTCTTAGGAATTACGTATGCAGCAATAGCAATCATCAAACCTTCGACAATGTATTTAATCACTCTCTTAATAAGTTCGTTGGTGTTAAACATTCCCATTCTTTATATAAAATAAAAAGAAAAAAATAATAATTTAATTAATTAATACTTAAAACGAACTTAATAATTAATATATAATGAGTGGAAAATCAAAATCTAATATCGCCAAAAAGTTGGCTTTTGATCGTAAGTTAGCCAAGGATGGATCTCCTAATCCTAAATATGTTGATTTATTGGAGGTAGACAAGCCAATTGCAGGCCAAACATTTGGTTGCTTTTCTTTTATCACTCCCGAAAAGATTCTAAAGCAAAAGGAAATGTTCTTTTTTGAGGAATTCCTAAAGAGGTGGGAATTCTCTAAATCCATGGAAAAGTTTCATCAATTTATTAATTTTATGTCTTACAAATACAAGTTGTCATTTGAGGATGTTATGAAGGACTATGAGGGATTCGTCAAGGAAGAACGTGATAATATTATTTCATCTTCTATTGAGGACGACTACAAGACATTTATGGACAAGGAAGAGGATGAACTAGAAAAGCAATTCAACATCAAGCATAATTTCCAAACATCTGTGCGTGGCTTCAAGGCACGTGGTCATTTTGCATCACAAGAAGAGGCCGAATTGCGTGCTAAATTGATCCGAGAAGTAGATCCTAGTTTTGACGTATTTGTTGGACCTGTTGGCACTTGGTTGCCCTGGGATCCTGAGGCTTACAAGACTGGACGTGTCGAATACATGGAGGAAGAGCTTAATCAGCTCGCTCAAGAGAAGCAGAAGAACGAATCTGCTGCCAAGAATGCATTTGAGGCTCGTGTCAAGGAAACCAAACAGAAGGCAATTGATGAGAACAAGAAGAATGCAGAGAAGCATGGTAACGTTTTAACGCAAGATATTGATCAAGAAGGTAATTTGATTGGTGTCAGTGCAACTAGTCAGGAGAAAGCACTAACAACTGAAAGTTCTGATACTATTTCTGTTGCGGATATCCGATCCGAGCTATTTGACGGCGAGAATATTGTAGTAGGCAAGACGGATTATGGGCGATCTGAGCTTGTTAGCGGGCCTTTTTCAATGAAGGAAAAGGAGAAGGACGAATAGATATTCTATAAAATTGAAAAGAATTAAATAATTATATTAAACATAAACTAACATAATTATTATCAAATGGAACAAATTCAAGAATATACAAATAATGGAAAATGGATTGCCATCACTACACTAATTTGGAATGAAGCGTTTAAACAATTGATTTTATCTTGTATGAATGAACCAGGCTTTATTATAAAATTTTCTAACCCAGAAAACTATTGTATTTATTGGATTAAACTAACAAAATTTATGGCGAAATATTATGAAAAAACTCCCGAAAAACCAGATAAATTCATATTCTTATTATTATTAACATATCCCAAAAAATACATTTTACAACTAAAAAGCTTTTTACAGTTAAAAATAGCATTCAATGAATTAAATGATGATCGTAACAATAGTGATAATTCTGATTTTACTTGTGTTTCCTACAGACACGATGATGAAAATGATGATTCTCACACTTGTATATGTAGTCAGCCAATAGAAAATGTATTTGAATTTGAAAATAACTTATCAGGAGTTTGCTTTAATGTAGGTAGTGTTTGTAACAAAAGACATCGTGTTATTAGTGAAAATGATGAACAATATAAATTAATGCAGAGAGCAGCAAGAGATAGAAAAGATGAAATCAAAAATGGATGGCCTCAAGGATATAAAGAAAATCAACGATCAATAAAAAAACAACAAAGGACTGAAAAAAATAAATCAAGCTCTAGTTCGGAATCTGAAACAGAAACAATTAAATATACTATTAATAATAGATGTATTATCTGTCAAAAAGATAAAATTATATATAGCCCTTCTAACAGCAGTAGCATTAATGGCATTTGTTCATGCGTTCCAAATAATATTAAAAGGAAGTCAAAAAAACTTAATAAACAAATTTTAAAAGAAATACAGACAATTTCTTGTTTAAGTTGTAAACAAGAAACAAGAAAACTTGAAAATAATAAATTATGCTCTATATGCATTCTAAATAAAAAATCAGTAATTTGTTTAAAATGTAATATTGATTTTACAGCGCCTATAAAAGCAGATTCTAAATTTTGTAATGTGTGTATTCCTACTATTAGAAACTGTCTTGATTGCAATGATTATATAATGACACCGGAAACTTACAAAACTAGATGCACTGATTGTTTTAAAAAAAATAAACAATCTCAAAAACATGTTTACATCGAATGTATCGAGTGCGGTGATGATGTATTGATATCTGAATCTGAAAAGGAATGGAGAAAAACTTGTAGTATTTGTTTTTTAAAAGCCAAAGGCGCTTGTGAAAAATGTTCTTCAGTTGTTAAAATATTACTTGTTAAAAAAGAAGGACCTAATAAAGGTAAAAAATTTTATAAATGTGAACCATGTGGATTATTTAAATGGGTTTAATTTGATTTCAAACAGTAAAAATAATCTGTAAATATAGTTTTATTTTTAATCTATATTCTTGTTTTTTTATATAAAAAGCAAGATTTTGAAAGCAAGAAATTCCGCTTAACCTGATAAGTAAGCGGTTTCTACCATTTGCTTTTTTTTACCGCAATTTTGGGTCCCGCACCACGTTTCTTCACGTTATTTGGATCATATTGTTCCTCTTCGTCTTCATCATTTATCTGTTTAGATAGTTCCCAGAACTCTTTTGACCCTAATCTGAAGTCATTGTGTGCGTCTGCCTTATACCAGAACACCTGATCTTGCAACTTATTTGATTTGGCATTGTTATTGATCACTAAGCATTCGTAATTCTCTGTGCATTGATCCATTACCTGACAAAATGACTCTAATGTAGGGAACATGCCTGCATAATTCTCGTAAATTCGCTTTCTGTTTGCTATATATGGCTCTCTTAAAATAAACACATAATCTATATTTGTTCTTAGTGTTGGTGGAATTCCTAGAGGGTATTGCATCGTAATAATTAGCATGACCTTCCAATGTCGCCCATTCATAAAAAGTAGCCTCATCATCTTGTCGCGCGCCCAAGTGTTATCATATAAGCAGTCATCTAAGATCACAAAAGTTCGAGGGTCGATAGTGGATCTTTTAAACTGTTCCATTTCTTTTTTGATCTGCTTCAAAACCTGCCTCTGTCGCTTCAAAATGTTCTCGATAATTGCAGTGTTGTATTCATTATGGATGAACAATTTTGGGACTAATTTTCCATAAAATCCATTTCCTTCTTCAGTTCCAGAAATAACAGTGCCAATAGGAATATCTTGATGGTAATATAGTAAATCCCTTACCAAAAATGATTTACCAGTGTCACGTCTCCCGATTAAAACAACAACAGGACCTTTCGATTCATTGGGTTTAAAACTAATTGATTTCATATCAAAACGTTTTAGCTCTAAATTCATTTATTATTATAATATATAAAAAAAATAATTTAATTTACGCGATCTTTAACTTATAAATACTTAAATCATTTTATTTAGGCATTTTAAATATAAATAACAAT